CAATTGGCGGTGAGCCTCTAAAGATTTAGAAAAGCCCGTATTGGGCTCAATACACAAAACATCCCAACCAAGATCCTCAAAGTATTTCGTATTAGACCCTTTAATGCCATCGGCAGCACCTACCTCGATACAACACCCCCGGGATTGGTTGGGAAAATATTTTTCAATAAATTTGTCCGTCTCCCACTGTCCATAATATTTGGAAGAAGCAATAGAGTCAATTTCCTCTTTATTTTTATCTACATTATAAGTCATTTCTTTTTCTCCATTCTTTTTGCATACGCTTAAAGACGTTGATTTCGTCTTCTCCTACATCCTGCATCCATGCCTGTGGACCTGTATTTTTAGATTGTTCCCAACACGAAATAATGACATCATTGAATCCTCCCCTACGTGCCGCATCTAAGTTAGGATAAATACAGGCTTCGTGTGCGAGTCCTGGAGTAAGTAATGTGCGCCCTTCCGTAGGATGAGAGTTAGCGGTAGTTTCAAAAGCATGTGGGGTTCGAGCTCCTCTACTTTCCGCCAACTTCAAATATTTAAGAAGATGCGTACGTGTCCACACACAAGGTAGTAGAGAGGTAGTTACGAGGGCATGAGGGGCGTTAGAAGCGAGGTACCAATTACCTTCTAACAAAGACTCGGCTCGGTCCATGTAATCAGGCTGTAGATATAACTTATCACCTTTGCCCTCTTCGAGAAGTTTCAATCCTTCTAATAGCCTCAGACGATGTGCCTCTAACAAAGGTTTAATAGGGTAATGGTCCTCAAAACACATTAAAAAATAATCGTCAGGGCATCTTTCAAAAAATTCGATTAGGGGCTCACACCACCCACGTCCGTCATCTTGGTCACCCATAGAATGAAACGAGAAATTTTCTTGCAATTCTATATCAGGTTTATCAAAACCTAGAACTACGCTCTGCACCTCAGATGCCCAGTTTTTTCTAAACAACTCCATGTAACCTTCTAATAAAAAGCTATACTTGTTGGAAGTTATTACATAATTTTTTAGTTTACCTAAATAACTCATTTGTCTTCCCCACTATAAAATTTATTTTTTCCGGTCCCCAACAAATCATCAGCTGTTAATTCAAAAGTAGTATTTTTGGAAGCGGCTTTGTCCACTAATACACGCAATCCAGCATTAATTTGGTCTATTAAATTATTACGTTCTCTATTTGTTCCACTTACTTTAGCCAAAAATTCTTTCATTCTATCCTCGGGAATATCGGCTATATCATTGTGCCAATCCCGTCGCTGGTCTTCAAGGTTCCATAACCTAATATTAGCTATGGTAAGTTTATCCATAAGGTCTCCTATTGTGTCTGCCATAGTTCTATAATTCGTTTAGCTTGTGCTACAGTAGTTTGGTGTTGAGCCACATGGTCGTATAACTCTTGGCAGTAGGTTCCGTAAAGTTCCTCCGTCATGGAATTATGTTGAACGAGGTGGTAAACCTCTCCAATCATCTTTTTGGGATAGTCCGTCATCGTATAAGGGGGGCAGTCGTCTATATCGGGGAAAAAGGGCACACATTTGTTAGCCATAATCTCCAAATGTCTCATACAGTCCCACCCACCTTTCTTGTGCGTGATGCCATAAAGACTTTTCTCATAATCACTATAATACTCTTTCTCTGACTTAAAGGTGTAAGTTTCTAGTTTTCCAGGTATAATCTGCGCCAACTCTTTTTCTTTTTTGGCTGTCCGGTCCGGAGGAACTAATTTTTCCTCAGGGATAGAGAAACTAATCGGGTGTAACATACTATGAGGTTCTTCTACAAGCTCTCTTTTAAAATACATATGTTTTCTATATTGTTCGAGTAGCTCATCTAAATCATGCCCATCAATAATAACAATCTCATTATCTTTGTAGTGCTGACATACTTCCTCGTAGTGCCTCGTTGAGCGGTACATACGTGAAAAAATAACACAGTCGTAAACTTTATTTTTTAAGTTTTCTTTTAGGTCGGCTTCCTCTATAACATTACGAAGCCCCGGCTCTAAGTTCCCACAAAGAGTAAACCCTTTCCCGTGGAAATTATTTGCAAACTCCGGAGGGATATCCGTGTACATATGAAACTGGTCATACAATGTATGCACATCTTTACCTAGTAACGACTTAAGACCATGGTACACACAATCTCCCATGTAATCCACCGTTCTACTTACTGGAGCAATAGAAGGGTCCCATCCAAAAAATAAAATTTTCATTAGTATCCTTGTTTATTCTCTAAGTGGTTTGTGTTTCCATCACCTCTGTACCAGTGATAGACATATAAGTGGTTCATTAAACCTAGTTTAATATTAGACTCTCTACATCGGATATGTAGCTGTCCATCTACACCTAGCATTCCTTCGGGGGCACCACCCAATTCCTTCCACACCGATTTCTTCACAATCATTACAACTCCAGACATATAAGGGGCATCCGTTACGTCAGCTACGCTGGCTAGCATATTGGGGCTCACTTGGGAAACCTCTCTACCTATACTCCGGTGGTAGCGCATATCATGGTTCTCTTCATCTACACCACCCATTTTTTGCCACGCACTTCCAATCCGATTGGTTCGACAGGTAAAGAAGCCGTACTCTGGATTCTCGTCTATTGTTTTTTCAATAGTACTCATCCAGTCAGGAGTAGTGAACATGGCGTCGTGGTCAAGAAACACCGCCCAATCGTCATCCTCTAATAAATTCATGAATTTATTGTAAGCACCTCCTAGATTCTTTTCCAAATCGTAGGGTATTAGAGTGTAGATGTTCATTTTAAATCGGTAATTGCCTCCAGCAACTTTGAATCCAATTCTTTGCGTAATAGTTCGGCGTTAAAAACAACGCAGTGCCCTCCAATTTTTCCGTCAGGGGGAGTTAGGGTAGGACGTATTACATGGTCCATCCATAAATCACGGTACCCATCGTTATAAGTTTCGTTGTAGTGGGTTTGTGCTTCCTCAAAATCAACTCCGTGTTCATCACAAAGTTTTTTGGCATAGTCATGCCACGCAATACACACCCCATAATAAGAGGTGTCTAGTAACTTTGCTATTTCAGTTGCTTTGGCGCTTTCATAAACTTTACACTCAACACCTAAATCATGCTCGAAGTGGGTAGCGGCAGTATGTGCGCAGGGACCCCCAAATATCTTTACAAAAATTTTAATTCCTTTGTCTAGTTCGGGATGAATGCCTCTGATGGGGGAATGTGCTACGTTCGGGTGGGAACATGCAATTTTGTCGATGGTCCCCGGTGGTACGGTTGAATGAATGATAGTTATTCCAGGCTTTAATGTATCAATATACTCAGTCACCTGGGCTACAAAATCATAGCTGTAAGGAATACAGATGTTCAAAACGTCAACCCCACCTAAATTATCATCCCGGTCTAGATCTTTAATCAGCGGGTAAAATTTATTCTCAACATAGACTTTATCTAAGCCTTGTCCAATTTCTCCGTATCCAATAATTCCTATAGTTTTCATAGCTCTAATAATTCTTTCCAAGCATCGAAGATTTTGTCTTCATCCCATAATTCAAATTCGGTTGTAGCGTTTTTATTACCATGGTACTTAATACCAGCACGAATACACTCCGCACGAACTCGACCAAAGGCTTCTGGGAGTTCGTCAGAATTAGATTGATAAACACAAGAGATAGAGTCGTAGATTTTTTGTCTATCCAGCTCCATGCCCATGTATATCACGTTCTGATTATAGTTTAACACTGGTTGTATAGCATCATTAAAGTACTTTTCATCTAAACTATTACCGTAAATTAATACTTTTCTGCAACCGTCATCAAGAGCCCTCTTAACAGATACATGAGTCTGCTTTAAAGGACACACAGTACCGATGACCCCAGCTATCCCCTCAGGATGATTACCTGAGTCCTTAACTCCTCTGATGGTGTTGGGGATCACGATACCTTCCTTACCCTGCCACTTCATCTGGTCATCACTGATAAACCTAATCTTATCGAATCCAGCAGTCTGTTCCTCTAGCTGTTGTAGAGGGAAGATAGCTTTTTCATGACAGCTTAAAATAATCTTTTTGGGTAGAGGATGTCTTTCATTCAAATGAATAAAATGACCTATAATAATATCCCCCTCTTCCATTTTAAAATTGTGGATGAGATCCCCTTTACATTTGTCCAAGTGCCAGGGGTGCGGACCATAAAAGGTGCATGCGTGACCTCGTTCATTAAGTAAATCACAAAGCTCCATTAAAGAAAAGGTTGAGCCACCTTCTTTTGACCAACCACTAATTATTTTTATTTTATTCATGTTCTCTCTCCAAGAATTGCCAAATATCCACATCATAGCACTCATTGTCTTGAAGAAAAACATCTTCTAGTTTTCTTCCTACGCCGGTAGTATATCTGAATTTGGGGTCACGGGAAGGGACATCAGCCCTACCACGTGTTAATTTAATTTCATACTCCTCTTTAGACTTTACCCAGTAGTGGTTAACGCGAAACAGTTCAGCGGTTGCTGGCTCGTTAAAGGGTCCCGGACACGGTTTCTTATGTTCGTTAACTGCTCCGCCTTGTGCGTACAGAAAGGAATGAGGGTTACCTGCGGGACAGAGAGTGAACTGGGGTTGTACTATAGACTTTACATGTTTATTCACCATTTCCCCACGGCGTGTATAGTTAAGAAGAACTCCCCCAGAGGGTCGTTTTTGGTGACCGTTAGACCCAAAGAATACTTCATTAACAGCAATACCTGCGTACTGCTCAAAATCTTTCAATCGAGTTTTAAGCACTCCGTTAGGGGCAAACAAAAACTCATCCAAATCAATAAATGCCATCCACTTAGACTGGTCCCTATACGCTGTAAGAGCATTATAGTAACAAGCCATCTGACACATGTCCATCGTGTTGTAGGAGTAGGTAACCTCTCCAGACTGTATGTAAGGCAGAAGAAGCTCCTTAGTGTAGTCCGTACTCCCGTTATCATAAAGATAGAAGTGTTCTACCCCAACTCTTTTGTGAAATTTCAGCCACTCTTCTAGGTTAGGGGCTTCATCCTTAATTATAGCTACAACGCTTAAGTAATTCATTTGCTCAAAGGATTTTCTAATGTTACTTCCGAGGGATGGTCAGGTACCTTAAGGGGAGATGCTTCATAACCTTTCGCCGCTTTTAAAGCATCTTCCTTCATATTCATAAGCTCTCGGTATAGGTCTAGCCTACCCCCAATAACTTTGTTGATGTCATATAAATCATCACATAAAAGTTTCAAATTTCTACCCATCTCTTCCACGTGCTTAGGGTCTTTAATGCATTTAGTTAAGATCCTGTTCCACTCAGACTTGGAGTTTTTAGGGTCAATCAAATACCCTGTCTCACCATTAACAATAAGTTCGTCATAACAACCAACATTAGTAGCAATAAGAGGGACACCGTATCGAGCACCTTCAATGGCTTTAATCTCTGATTTGGATTGGTTGAAGGGGTTATCGTCTAGGACTGCTAAGTTAATATCGATGTTGGTGTACATAGCACCATATTGATTAGGTGCCATGGCAGGATAGACACGATAATTCCTATGTCCTTTGAATCCCGTTTTAAAAACTCGTTCATAACCATCCCAAACATCCTGTTGCCAATCAGGTTCAGGTCGTCCTGTTTTTTCATTAACAGGCATTTCAGGTCTACCATAGAATCCCCAATGTACTCTTTCCTTCCCTACCTTCTGATTAACGAGGTAGGGGATACCGGCGAAATGTTTTACGTCTACGTCATGGTGTATGCCACCTACCCAACCCATACGGGTTAGTTTCTTTGGTTTAGGTTGTTTGGCAAGGTTCCAATGAGGTAACGCGTAATCAATAGTATTCTTGATTACTACGAGGGCTCCCCTAACAAATTCTTGGATATACTCAGCGAATTTACGTTGCGTTACCGTAACTAAATCTACATTATTATAAATGTACTTAGTTACTTCATCTAACTGCTGTTCCTTATAAACCTTAAAGAGTCGGTGTCCTCCATACAAATCAGTCAGGAGGTCATCAGTATCAAAGTGAGTAAACTTCCCAAATTCATGTGCCTTCTGTAAAATATTTGCGGTGTACATTCCACCAAAATTATGAATATTCTGCGTAAACACAACATCCGCCCACTTTATGTTTTCGTACTCGAAGTCAGGCGGAGTCTGGCTTTTCTCCTCTGCATTCCAGTTTAATGGGTTATCATCCCAACGAATTTCTACATCGTCAGGATAAAGCTCCGCCAACTTCTCCATAGGAAGGAGGATGCGATAGTAAGCGCATCCTCCATGGTTACTTGGGCAAGCTAAAATCTTTAGCTTATCAGACATACGTTAATCCACCTTAAGGTCTTTTAAATGTGCCATGTAATCATCACTATCTGGCGCTTTGGTTTGGGAAGCGAGAATATCGGGATGAGTTCCTTTGGCATCAGCCTCCAATTCCAACATCATACCCTTAAGCTCATCATAGTCAGCGACCTTAATAAGACCGTGAATATCATGAAGTTCATCCATATAAATTGCGTTTTCAGCATCACTTCCAGCAGTACTTGATTTTGGTTTTGGCGAAGACTTATCATAGTTTGGCCACTGTCCCTGTGTATCTTTAACAATCTTGAAATCCCAACCTTCTTTTAGGTCAGTAATATCCCCAAAATCTTCGTCAAAGAAACAGTCGAGAACCTTCCCGAAAAGCTTTTGTCCTACTGACAGAATCTTAACCGTATTATCCCTACGATCTACCACGTTCATGTAGTACCGCTTACGCGACTTGATTTGACGTGCAAGGTCTTGAAGCTCTTTTCCTTTAGGAGTCTCTTTACCGATAGCGTTAATTTCTTTCCACATGTTATAATAAGTATCACATACAGGACACTTACCATCTTTCACACGTGGGCAGTGATAATTCTTGTCATTAAGACGATGAATTGCAGTTTCAGCGTAAAATTCTTGGTTTGCTTCATCCTTTGCAGGAAGAACACGCACCACAGATGTACCTTCGTCCATCATGAAGAATTTGCTCAGGAAATCGGAGTTGCCTCCACCGCCGGAATTATTAATCTCGGCATATTTTTTTCTTAGTTGTTCGATGTTAACCATAGTTTTTAAAGTTGTTCAATTAGTTTAGCTTCCGCTCGTTTGTTTGCGGACAGCTGTATTATTATATCCTTTTGGTGGTCCAAACTGGACACAATATTCTTACATAAATTAAATTTATGTGCCTTCACCACGAGACCGCGTTGAAGGGTTTGAAGCTCTGGTTGAATCTTTAGATAGGCATCTAAAGCGCGGTCAGTCGTTTTAAGACCCGACTGCTTCATATCCTCTCTACGTGCTTCGCGAAACTCTGCTTCCCTTGTCTCACATATCAAATGGGCTCGATCCATTTCCTTTTTCGCGTACGCCATTACCCCTGCAAAGAATGCAAAGGTGGAAGGATGTTTGGTCATCGCCTCCTGGAAGTTATACTCAGAAATAGCAATGTACTTCTTAGTAATCTCCATGTAAGAATCTTCAATGTTATCGTAAATTTCTTTTATATCAATCATCGTTTGTAAAAATAAATCGAAATAGTTCAGGATTTAAACCTGCCATTTGTTGTATCATATTTGCGGTGACGGTGGTTAAAAACTCATTACCCAGTGTAGGAATCTCATCATCATCGTTCAATCCAAAAATCTCATACCCAATATGACAAATCTCATGAAACAAAGTTCCTTTATAATCCTCTGGACGTTGGTTAGGATCAACAGTTAGCAGATACTTATGAAACTCTACACACCCATAAAGATTATCTTTTTTTAGAGACGATTGTTTGATATCAAAAGTTTTAATACCTGTGAATACTGTCATAGGATGAGTATACTTAGGAAATTTTTTACTCATTGTTGTGTGATTGTTAATCGGGTATAATCGATTCGGATTGGTACAATGTAACGTGCCCTACCGTTTCGCGATTTCATGACAAACATACGAGCCTTACCCTCGTCAAACTCCTGTTCTTTTTGGTTGATAGAAAACGCCAAATCACATACACGAATCTTACCATAAG